TTCATCTATGGTTAGTAAAAAATACTCTGGATTTTCGCAAAAAGTAATATTTAAATTTATGGATATACAAGAAAACCTGGAAGATTAATTAGAGATAATAATATAAACAAAATATGTATTATTTAATTAATGAGCAGTAAAAACTTAACCTATTCATTAATTGAAAAACAGGAAAATGAAGTGGATGACGGTGCAACCTATGAAGATCTTATAAAAAAGGTAAATATTGAATCTCAAAAAATAGAAAATACAACAGAGTCTAATATGTTTAGTGGAGATTTAATTCAAATGGGAGATATATATGCTTCTGAATTAGATTACAATGAAAATTACACTAAAAAACAATTAGATAGAATAGCTGATTATTATCAAATTCTAAAAAGAAAGAAGAAAAAAGCTGAATTAATAGAAGAAATAGTGATATATGAAAATGATTTATCTAATTATGAAATAACTGAAAGGCGTAAACTTTTGTGGTTTTACATGGAAGAAATAAATAATGATAACTACTTAAGTAAATTTTTAATATTAGATTAAAGTATATGGTATTATCTAAAATAAACGAATCTGTTTCTTATCCAGAAATTAAATTAATTGATGAAAACGATAAAGGACGAGATGTTTCCATGTTTAAAATTGTATTGCATAACATTCCTGTTGTAATTGCTTTAGGTGATGTAAAATATACTTTTATCAAAAATAAAATACTTTTTTGTCCCGTTTACTTAGTTGTAGATGAATCTGATAAAATTTACCAAATAGGTGTTTATGAATTTAAAAGTACAGAATACGAAAATTTATTGGACGGAGATGGTGATCTAGATATTTCACTTATAAACGGGCCTTTATTATATTCTTTTTTTGATAAAGCTTATTTAAAACAATGTATGAAAGATGAAGTTTTAGTTTCGGATGAAGATTCAGGTGATGAAACATCCGTGGAGTTTGATAGTGAAGATGATATGGAAGATTTAAGTGATTTAGAAAAAGAAGTAAGTAATGATGATGATGAAGAATTAGGAAAAAGAAAATCTAAAAATCCTCCAATATTAGTTGAATTAGATATAGAAAAAGATCGCGAAAGATATATTGACGATGATGATTTTTTAAGAAAAGGAGAAACAGATAAAGACGATAAAAAAGAAAGAAAAAATTTTAAAAAACCAAAAAAAAGTGATTCACAATGGATTGAACAGTTTATGCATAACAATAATTATAATATAAGGGATAATGATGGAGGAGGGGACTGTTTGTTTTATACGATCAGAGATGCTTATAGAACTATAGAAGTGGATGCCAGTGTTGATCTTCTTAGAACTAAACTATCCGATATTGTTGACCAGGATGTATTTGATAATTATAAAGAATTTTTTGATAGTTACGAGCAAGAATTTAAAAATTTAAAAAAAAAAGACCCAAAGATTAGAGAAGAGTTAAAAAAATTAAAAGGCGATTATAATAAAAAAGCTAAATTGGCAAAAGATGAAAAAGATCGACAACGTCAAAAAAAAATGATAAAAGAAGCTAAGGAATTAAAAGAAGATTATAAAGATAAACGAGATGAGATTACACAGTTAAAAAAAGAATTAGCACAAGTAATGGTTTATAAAAATACATGGAAATGGATGAAAAATATTAAAAATGTAGATAATTTAAAATCTAAAATAAAAACGTGTGATTTTTGGGCAGATGTATGGGCTATATCTACGTTAGAAATGTTATTAAACACTAAATTAATAATTTTATCTAGTGATTTTTATAATAAAGGAAAATATAATAAAGTATTGAGATGTGGTGATATGGTTCCTCCTGAAATAGAAAAACAAAATTATTTCAAACCTAAATATTATATCATGATTGAACATACAGGCGATCATTATAAGGTAATAACTTACAAGGATAGACATATTTTTAGATTCCATCAAATACCTTATGGTATAAAACGGTTAATTGTAGATACTTGTATGAAATCTAGAACTGGTAAATCTCTTTATAATTATATTCCTAAGTTTGCAAAATTAATAGGTCAAACTATTATTGTTCCTACCGAAGCTTCAAAAAAAACAGTATTGGATTTATCTAATAAAGTAGAGGATGATGATGATGATGATGATGATAAAATTGATCGTAAAAAATCAGAAGAAGAGGACTATAAAGTTGAAATGACCCCTACACCCACTCCCGAAGATGGCAATTTATTTACTGACGATATCGTATTTATGTTTTATTCAAAATCCGCTGATAAAAACCCTGGTAAAGGAAACGGGGAAACTATACCAGCAGAAAAAATTATTGAATTTAATGAATTAGCAAAAATGAAAAACTGGAGAAAAACTTTATCAAATTTTTACATGAAACCAAAAAGAGATGGCGAAGTTCAACATTTATTTGAATTAGATGGATTAAAATGGTCTTCTGTTGAACATTACTACCATGCCAATAAATTTAAGAAAAATAATCCAGAATATTATAGGTTATTTTCAATAGATTCTGGTTCGCACATTATAGACGATCCTAAAAAGGCATTAGGTGCTGGAGGAAAAACAGGTAAGATTGCTGGTAAAAAGTTTCGACCCAAGGAAGTTGTTATGGACGAGGACTTTTTCGACAATAAAAATAATGAAAGAATTATGGAAAAGGGACAACAAGCAAAATATGAACAAGATGAAACTGCTAAAGCAGTGCTTTTGGCTACAAAAGAGGCTAAATTGTTACATTATGTCGCATCTAGAAAGCCAAAAGACCAACGTCCTCCACCTGTGGTGTTTTATGATACTATGAGAATTAGAGATCGACTTAAAAAAAAGAACTAATTAATAACAATTAAAAGAAATCATATTATGTATGTATATATATATATAATATGTCTTTTACTGATGATAGTGAAAAGTTAATGAAAAATTTTGTTGATTCTTTTGATAAATTTTCTAATAAAAAAAAAGCCAGTTCTCAAAAACAAACAGATAAAATTTTAAAAGAATTTTATAAAGATATTAGATCATCTGATTTATATGTAAAAACTCTTTCCAAAAGACTTTTTTTAAATAGCAATGTTCATAATATTAAAACACCTAATGATATTCCAAAAACACATTTGATGAGTTCTGGATATATTCCTAACAATGTGAAATTATATATAGAAGAAACATCTGTAGGATATTTTAAAATGAATACATGGGTAAATGGTAATATTAAAATAAACATTTTTTTTTTATTATTTTTGAAAAGTGATTTTAATAGATTAAAAAAAATAGAAAAGATCGTTGAAGAAGCCTTAAAAATTATACGAGTATGTAGTTTATATATTAAAAAAAACAGCATGGATAGTTTAAATGTTTATTTATACCTAACAAAAATTAAAAAAGAATTACCAAAAAGTCAAATTTCTACACTAGGAACAAGACATTGTAATTCTGCGGTTACATTTGCTTGTCAGGAAAAAGGCGAAATATTAATATTTAGAGAGGAAGAATGGAAAAAAGTTCTTATACATGAATTATGTCATAGCATGTGTTTAGATTTTTCAGGATTAAATTATAAATCACTAAAAACCGATATAAAATCTTTATACGATATTAATAGTGATTTTGAAATATCAGAAGCTTATTCGGAATTTTGGGCAACTATAATACATTGTTGTTTTTCTAGCTATTCATTACTAGATAGTAAAGAAGATTTAGAAACATATTTATTGTTTGTGCAATTTTGTATTCAGTTTGAAAAAATATTTTCTTTATTTCAATGTGTAAAAATGTTAAATCATATGGGATTACGTTACACTAACTTAATAGACGATGACGATGTAAGTAGAAGCTTTAAAAAAGTTTTATATAAAGAAGAAACAAATGTGTTTCCCTACTATGTATTGAAATGTGTTTTACTATATCATGGTGATAAATTTTTAAAATGGTGTATGGAAAACAACCCAAACATAGTAAATTTTGATAAAAATCCTATAACTCTAAAAAAACTCGGTAAATTTATAAAAAAATATTACAATGATAAAATTATGATTAAAAGTATAAAAGACATGGAAGTTTTATATCTTAAAATGAGAGGATCTTATGTAAAACCAAATAAGAGTTTTGTTACAAATACTACAAGAATGACAATTTGCGAGCTATTATAAAAATTGATTTTGTATTAATACCGTTATTAACCTTTAATTTAACAAATGGGTGTAAAGCTACTTTCAAGTTTACTCAAAGCATATTGCTCTGATATTGTCGAAAAACACCATATGGGAGATTTATTTGGAAAAAAGATCTGTATAGATTCTATGATTTATCTATACAGATTTAAATCACAAGACGCGTTGATAGAAAAATTTTACTTAATGTGTACTTTATTTAAATATTATAATATAACGCCACTTTTTGTATTTGACGGAAAACCTCCTGAAGAAAAGAGGGAAGAAATCTCAAAAAGAAAAACAGAACGGAAAAAAGCCAAAGAACAATACTATAAATTAAAGGAAATGTGTGGAAATAAACCTACTAAAGAAGAAGAGGAAAGCTTACAACAAATAAAAAGAAAAATGACATATATCACATATGAAGATATAACAGATATACAAAATCTTATTGACTTTTATGGCATGAAATATATGGTTGCTCACGGCGAAGCAGATAGATTATGTGCTTCTCTTGTCCTTAAGAAAAAAGTATATGCAGTATTAACTGAAGATATGGATCTATTTGCTTTAGGATGTCCAAATGTTTTAAGATACATTAGTTTATCAAACCATAGTTATTTATCATATGATTTAAACAAGATATTAGAAAAATTAGAAATTACATTAAAAGACTTTCAATATTTGTGCGTAATATCCGGTAATGATTACTATAAAACAAATAAAAATATATTTAACTATTTAAAATTATATAAAAGATATAGAAAAAATCAAAAAGTTAATTCTTCATTTAATGATTGGCTTTTAAATAATAAAACAATAACGATTGATCAATCATATGATATAGCGAATGCTATGTTATTGTATAACGATATTAATAAAGAATTAAATAATTATAAATATTTTACTTTACGTTTAGGTTCTGTGGATAAAGAAAATTTATTTAGTATTTTACATAAAGATAGATTTATATTCGTATAATTATAAAATTTTAAAAAATTTTTTAAATATAGGATGGATTTAACAATATTAACATGGAATATTAATTTTATTCATGATTCATGGAATGAAAGAGTTGTTTATATAAACCAGATTTTAGAAAAAGAAGTAGCTAATTGTGATTTAATTGCATTACAGGAAGCAACTTTACCTTTTTCTGATGCTGTTACAGATATTTATAAATTTTTAAAAAATACAAATATAAATTATTTTGATAATACATTTTTGGAGAGAAATTATTTTTATCGTTTTATTCATGAAAATTTCCCAAAATATAGAAAGTATATTGAAAAAACTATGGAATATTTAATGAATACCCTTTTATTTTGTTGTTGTTGGGTTTATTCTAATTTTGGAGAATATATAAAACAACTTTATTTTAATCATCCTTATATTTGTTTATGTATATTTGTATTATGTCCTATTATATTTGCGGGTACATGGTTCTTTTTCGGTATGATTACTATACTTAATAAAAAAATTAATTGCGTTGTTAAAAGCAAGTTGATAGGGAATAGAATGGTCCAGTATAGTAAATTTATATATAATTCAAAAAATGTCATGTTTGTAAATGTTCATCTTAGTCCGGGGGAAAATAAAAAGGATAAACGATTAAAAGAAATTCAAGAAATAATAAAATTTTGTCAAGATGACGATATAATTATTTTGGCAGGAGATTTTAATGATACTCCTGATAGTAATGTATCAACATATTTAAAAAATAACGAATTTAAAAGTTGTGTAAATGATTTTGCCGGAGAAGATTTACATACATATCCTAGTGATAAACCTATAAAATGTATTGATTTTGTATGGGTGAAAGGGAAAGATGTAAAAATTAAAAATGCATTAATTTTTGGATCACATAAAGCAACAGATCATAAAGGTATAAAAGTTCAATTAGAAATAAAATAATAAATTATATAAGTATTTGAATTATTGAAATAATAATTAAATTTTTTAATCATTATTTATTCACCATTCTAATAGTTTATTGTTAGATTTAAATTAAGCAGTAGTCACCTTCTTAACTGCCTTAGCGAAATGAGGACTCATGTAACGCTGGAGGTTAAAGTAGGTAAGCTCGTCATCTTTCTTAAGCTTAAGAAGTTTACGGAGCTTAGCATCAGCAAGGATGCGACGACCATTCGCAGGATCCTGAAGCTTGTGCGCACGGATGTAAGAGTTAATCTCACGAGTAACCTCAGTGCGAGCCATCTCAGTTCCCTTTGCCTTTCCGAGGAAAGTAGCAAGCTCAACACTGATCTTGGTTGGCTTTACAAACCCACTAGGGGCACGATTTCCTGCCTTGCGACGCTTGCGACCAGCCTTCTGTGCCTGCTTAAGCTCGCGGTCGGCGCGCTTAGAAAGAGTGCGGACCTGAGAAGTCACACTAGTAAGCTGAGAACGCAACGAGGTAAGCTGTGCGAGCAACGCAGTAAATTGGTCTCCTAGAGTAGGGACAGGTGCTGCCTCAACAGTTTTTGGGGCAACAGGAGCAGTCTCAGCCACTGGGGCATCAACAGGGGTATCAACAGTTTTAGCCTTAGCGGCAGTCTTAGTCTTTTTGGATGAACCTTTCTTTGGCATCTTATGAACTATATTATTAAGTCGTTTTTAAGTCCTTTCAGAGAAATATTTATTATTGACGGTTATGACAGCATAATAAGCAGTTACAACAATAAATAAATTACAAATTAGGAATAAAAGACTCATACAACCATGGTAATGAATTTGCAGCAGTATGACTTACTATTGTAAGCGTGCCTAGTACGTAATAGGTTCCTAATGCGCGTCCCTCTTCTTCTCCTTTTGTTATAAATGTTTCTATAATATCTAATATCCTATTTTGTAGAACTTCAAACGGTTTTGAAAGTAAAACTGTGATATTAATATTCCAAAATGGATTTCCATGTCCTGGATTTATTTTTAATTTTGTTTCATTGCTTATTTGGGCTCTATAATTCCAAACATCTATTAGTTCTCGTAAAAATCCACGCAATCTGTGTCTATTTAAATTTAAAAACCAACTGGCATCAGTAATAAAACCATGTTCATCTATTTTTTGAAATATAGACATTGCTCTTAATTCTCGTTGTTTTGTTAATGAAAGTTCATCGACACCATCTTCTATAACTATATTAATTGGATTATTACTTATTTTACTTAATTTTACTAATTTTAGTATATTTTCTAATAATTTTTTTGGTAATTCTTCTCTGTTGTAAGGATTTTTTGTGCATTTTTCTATAGCAATCATATTATAAAGCGAACATATATCAAATCCATAAATAAAATTGTTTGAGTCTTTAAAACTAATAAATTGGTTGTCTGGAACGTCTGTCAAATCATCTAATGTATAAAAATCAGTATCATTTACACATTTTGTTTTATCTAGCCACGCAGGACCACGTAATCTATTAATACTTCTAACTAAATTACCTCTCATTATTTTTTGTATTTTTATAGAAAAATAAGAAAATTTTAAATAGTTGTAAATTAAAGCAATTAACTGAGGTTTATTTCCACCAATTTTTTGTTTATAATATCTACATATACTTCTCAATTGTTTGACATTATAATTATTTTTTGTTAATAAACTATACTCAATATAGTCTGGAATGAAAAAATCATCATCGGAAACTTTTTTTCTTTTTTTCAAAAGAGGGACGCTCCTACGTTTAAATAAATCTTTATGTAAAAATGATTTTGGGGTTAATTTTAAATTTTTATCGGAATCTTTTAGTTTTATTTTTTTATTTTTTTTGATTCGGTTTGCTTTTTTCTTAGTATCAGAAATCATATATATATAATAATTGATTATTTTTTATTATCTTTTGATAAATTTTATTAATTATCTAGGTAAAAAACTAATTAGTAAAAATAACTTTAAGAAATCCCCTAATAAAATGTAATGAAATCTATATTATTTTTTACATTCATTCATTTTTTTTATTTAGCAATGGGTACAGATACATCTACCTGTAATAAATTATGGGAAACCACGAATACTATTAATAATGTCCCTCTTTATTCTATGAAAATCTACGCATGTGTTGAAACACCTACATATAATTTACCTATTAATCCTCCAATTATTCACGATCATATTAAAAATCATACTAATGGTTTATTTAAAAATATACCTCCTTTTAATATATCAAATTCTACATTATTAAATTCTACAAATAATACCCATTTTATTTATCTCTCCAACTCATCTGAAACAAACCTTACTAAAACTCTAACAATTTCATCCACAAAAAAAACTTTAAACTTAACATCTCCTAGTCCGTCTTATATAAATAATGCACCGTTCGACAACTTTTCCGAGACAACACCCTCCTCTACCACAATAGCACCGTCACCTGATATAAATTTTCAATCACCGACAATTATGACACCTTCTCCTTCATCTAATTCAGAAACTACAAAAATGCCAATAGATAATAAAAATATAAATGAACCTAATGAAAATTTCGACAATAATCAAACGTCTAGTAATTCAAGTTTAAATATGATAAAACAAGATACGTCTCTTATTCATATAACTATAATATTGTCTGTAATTGTAAGCTTAGTGTCTTTATATGGAACATATAGATTAGTAAAATACTGTATAGAAAAAAAGAAATGCCATGATATTTTAAGAAAAACAAATCCCGAACCAGATGAAACAAATTCAGATGATAAAAATAGAGATAAACATAATGATAAAAATGAAATAATAAGTCACACGCTAGACAATATGGAAAAAGCTAAATTACGAGATATAGAAAGAAAAAAATCCATAGGAATTTACAAAAAAAAGACCGAATATACCAAAGGTGCGCGATGGAAAAAGAGTGTTAAAAAAGTTAGAAAAGTAAATGCTATAAATAAATCTTTAACTCGGCAAAATGTTCCCATAAATCGTCATGTAAGACAAACAGTAAGAGAAGACCTTATTAGACAATCAAAATCTATGCCAAATGGAGAAAATAACCCTACTATAAAAAAATTAATAAAAAGACTAGACGACACCGATAAAGAAGAAAAAAAACAAGAGGACATAGAAATTCCTGGTACACCACCTCCGCCTACACAAGACACTACTAATATAACCAGGCCTATAAGGAAGCCTCCTATATATCCACCAGGAATGGGACACGATTAATATGTAACAATACATACTATATACTAGTATGTATAGTTAGTAAGCATGTATAGTTAGTAAAGCCGTATTATTCAAAAACTTTTAAAATAGATTATAAAATTGATTTAAAAAATAAATAAGAATATTAAACTATATCAGAAATGAGCAACGCACAAACATTGATCGTTAAAGCAAAGGAGTTTACTCCATCTAAGGTCACTTATGATGACCCTGTTACTAATAAGCGTGGCGGCAAGAGTGTCAATCTACGACTAAATGGACAACCTATTGTTTTGTCCGTCCCTCTCATGCTTACATGGGGTATTAATGAATGGGTTGATGAGCAAACCGGTAGTGTTAAGTATGATATGGCACTACAGTTCGATCCTCAAAAGAGTGCTTCTCAGAACAAGTTTCTAGATGCAATGAAGGAGTTTCAAGAAAAGATTGCGGATGATTGTGTAAAGAATGCTAAGAAATGGTTCGGTAAGAGTAAGCTTTCTAGGGATGCGGTAGATGTTCTAATGTATCCTATTCTTAAGTATCCTAAGGATAAGGAAACAGGCGATCCTGACCACAGTAGGAATCCAACTCTAAAGGTAAAGGTTCCTTTCTGGGAGGGTCGATACAATTGTGAGATTTATAATATGGATCGTAAGGCACTGTATCTTCCACCTAAGTATGGTCAGGGACATGAGGGTAATAAGGCAACTGACCAATCAAGTGATACTACTCCTAGGGATTTTGTTCCTAAGGCTTCACACGTAAAGGGTCTGATTCGTTGCGGTGGAATGTGGTTCGCAGGTGGCAAGTGCGGAGTTACATGGCAACTAGTTCAGATTAATGCTCGTCCGCCTACTCGTCTAGTAGGAAGTGGAACTTGTCATGTCCCGGATGATAGTGATGATGATGAGCTTTTGGATGCTCTCGAACAAAAGGATAAGGAGCAAACAGAAGATGTTGATGAGTATCAGCCAACATTTGATTCAGGAGGAAGTAAGGTTGAGTCAGAGGATGATGAGGAAGAAGAGGAGGAAGAGGAAAAGTCACCTACTCCTAAGCCTAAGAAGAAGAAAGTTGTTCGACGTAAGAAGAAGAGTGACGCATAAGCATATTATCTAATTAAATAGTTATGTGAATTATAAAATTTTTTTATGTTTTATAATTCAAATACTTTAAGCTTTATTTTCTACGAGATTTTCGTTTTCTACGAGATTTATGTTTTCTACGAGATTTATATTTTCTACGAGATTTATATTTTCTACGAGATTTATATTTTCTACGAGATTTTCGTTTTCTACGTCTCCCACCTCCTTGTTTGCTTCCCGTCGCATCTCGTTGTGCCAAAATACTTCTGAATGATTTAAAGTTTTGTTGAACAATATTTGGTATTTTACTATCAAATTTAGATAATACAGGGAGACCTTCTCCACAAACATCAATAAATTTTTCAGGGTCTTCATTTTCTTTCGGTCCATAACTACTTATTACTTTTACTAGTTTTTGAATATCTTGTTTATTAGGATATACGCGCGGAGTTATAGTAAAATTAACTAAATGTTTACTTCTATCAGATAAAGGGACTTTTGCTATAAGTTTAATATCTCTATAAATATTGTTAAACACAAACAAAATATCTACTGCCATTCCGTTGCCATGGTGATCAGATCTTTTATTTTCAGCAAAACTATCGACTTTATCATAAAGACATGTTCTTCCAGCATCAAATCTTTGAAAAGACCCACCTCGTTTGCCTGTATGAAAATAACCACAATTTTGAATAATTTTTAATATATTTTGTTTAATATCTGATAAAGCTTTACAGAAAGCTAAACCGGGATTTGTAGGGAAAAAACAACCCACCCATGGTAAACGAGGAGGACGCGATCCTTGTACTCCATTTAGATAATTTTTAAATGCGCTTATAAATCTACCTATATTTCTATTTTGTAAAGAATATAAATCAACTATATTATAACCAGCCAATACAACGTAATTATATTTTTCACAATCATTTGTATATGTAGTAATAGCATTTAATGCTTCTATAGTAGTAAGTATGTTTCTACCTGTAATTTCAAATAAAATATTTTTTCCTTGTCCTAATGATTCTTGAAAAGCTGTATTAAATTTATTTACTGCGCCTGTAGCTTTTCTAACATCAAAATAAGTTTGTGTACATTCTTTCGCAAAAGTAAACCATGGTTCATTATAAAGTTTACACGCATCTAGTCGATTTAATTCTTCCATTAAATCTCCACCATTGGATTCTATTTTTCGTCTTAAATTATCTATTACTGTATCCATAGCCTCTTTATATTGATGTGATTCTTCCACATATTCGTCTAAAACTTTTGTTTGCCATTTTGCTCTTGTTCCGGAAGAATTAATTTTTCCAGCATAATTCATTAATTCTGTTGCCATACTAGATTTGCCACTTCCAGTCGCTCCTAATGTTATTACTAAAAATCTAGTTTTGTTAGAATAAGTAGGATTATTAGGATGTCTAGGTGTAGAAACCCAATTATTACATCGTTTACTTTCTTTCCATCCCGGATGATCATCTTTTGATTCCATTTATATATTTATATAATATTTTAATATTGATTAATACATTATAATATTTTATGATTTTTTATAGCATTGTTTATTCAATATTATATTCTAAATACTCGCTCCAGCTTTTTTTGGTTCCACCGTCATATCTAAATGCATAATCGTTTTTAATTAACCATTCGCTTATTAATTCGTCTTCAATATCAATATCGATTAGCAATCTACCATATTTATCAAAATCATCACATACAATTGTAACTACTGAATTCATTATTTTTTTACGCAACTCATCTCTTACTTTTAAACCATATTCTTTTTCTTTTTTGTTACGAGTTCTAATTTCTGGCGTATCTACATGCTGAATACGACAATTAAATTTATATAATTTACCCAATACTTCAAATACAACTTTTATTGTATCTCCGTCATAAACGCTTACAACCTTGGCTTGTTTTTTTTCGCCTTTAAAACTAAACTCCTTTACATCTGAATCTACTAAATTCCAATCTATAGGAATATCCATTATAATATAATACTATATTTTATCATATTATAATCACTCACATTAGTATATTGGATAGATAATTTTATTAAACCAACATTATTTCTACATGTATATCACTACGTAAACTATCATCATACATATGTTCTTCATTTATACGCAACAATCCTTGATTAAACAAAATAACGACTTGTTTTTCTTTTATAAGCTTAATATCTCTTCCGTCTATTTTTAAATTTTTCTCTCCAATTGTAAAAGTGTAAAACCCATCTTGTAAAACTTCTTCTGGTTTTATTTTTAAACAAACGTATAGATTGTTTTTATGATCAATCCACATGTTTTTAGATAACTCAGGTTCACATTTTACTATTAGATCTTTTGAATGGAGAGAAAAATGTAATTCGTGATGCCACAGAGGCACATAAAATGTTTTATCTTTCATTTCTAATTTAAAAATATTATCATTGAACAAATCTTCCAAGGAAGGATTTAATATAATGATATTTTCATGTAAATTCTTTTTCTGTAATATTTCTTTGTATTGTTCTAACAACTCTTCATTAATACCAAAAACACGATTATAATAGCTTAAAAATTCATATACCTGATTCGCCTTTTCTTTATTTAATTTTTCAAAAACTTTCACTGATATCTTTTCACAATCTTGTAAAATTCCATGAAGACTTGTATCCATAAACAAGTTATCCCAATTAGTCTCTGGAGAGAAAAATTTAACACACATTTTTATAAGGTCTTTATAATTTACCTTATCGTCTATATGTACATAATCATGTTTTCCTTCTGATAAAAAGTCATACGCTTCTTTTACTTTTCGAAATTTTTCTCCATCGTCTTCTTTATATTTATCTGGATGGTATCTCAATGCCATTCTGAAATAAGCTTTTTTTACCATGTCTGGTGTATATTTTTGACTTATTTCTAATATATTACAAGCTTCCTCATAATTCATATTACTCCTTACACAATCCATGTATCTTTATACATAAATAAAAGATGAAACTCTCTAAGTGATAAATAGGCCTATAATTATTATTATACAATTTTAAAAACTTATAAAGTTTCACAAATATGTCTTCCATGTGCTCATTTTTTAATAAATCTTTTTTAACTAATGTTTTTACTATGTAATTTAAACATTCATGGATATCTAGATTATAAATAAATATATCATATAATAAATCACGGAGAGATAAATAATGTATTTGTTCATAATTCTCTATATTCGTTATGATTTTATCACAAACAACATTATTAATTTCATTTAAATGTATTATTTTTGATTTTATGTTTTTAATATTAGAAACAGTATTTACATTTTTTTCCATCATTAACGATTTACTGGTGATTTTAGAATATTCACCCTTTGTCGGTCGTCTTAATGCTACTACCTGACATCTATTAAGTATGTTTCTAGGTATAAAGCTAATATTTTCAGTGATCAAAATATATGTAACATTTAAATTCTTATGATGTAAGGACTGCATATAACTATAAAATATATCCAATAATTCACCATGTATGTAATGAAAGTTTTTACACACAATTATACCAGATCCATTTGTTCTTGTTGACAAAATATCCAAAATATGATAGTAAAAATCATTGAATAACAATTTTGAATGACATCCTAATAATGCCATATCTATTTCAAAATGAATATCGCTTACTTTAAAAATATATTGCTTTTTATTATTGAAATTAAAATTAATTTTTCTTTCAAATTTTAAATTTGTAGGACTAAATTTCTTAATATAGTTTAAAACTTGTGTGTATTTACCTATACCAGACGGTCCGTAAAATATTAAATTATTTTGATTTCGGATTGTATTACTCATACTTTCGAATAACGGAGCCATTTTTTCATGTAAATTATTTTCCCCACATTCATTAATATAATCTTCAAATTTTGATGATAAATACTTCATTTATATGTAAGTTAATAATGTATTTTTAATACTTAAATAAAAAAATAGATTATTTTTAATGGACAATAAAATAGACAAGTTTAATAAATTGTTAGAATCAAAACGAGACAAATACCCAAACATCACTAATATATGGAAAAATTATATCAATCAAAAACATGAGTTATTTGATAAAACATTAGATAATGGAATT